AAGAAGAAAAAAAATAATAAGAAGAAGAAGTAATGCCAAAGAAAAAAGGTAGAAAAAAATATACTGCAAAGCAGATGAAGATAGCTCGTGTTGCTGAACCTAGAGATAGAATAACAAGAGCTGACTTTAGAAAATTAAAAATGTCTAAAAAAACAAGGAAGGTTTAATGAAAAAACTTACTGATAGACAAAAGAAAACATTAAAAAAACATTCGGTTCATCATAGTAAAAAACACATGACTATGATGAAAAAAGAAATGAGAGCTGGTAAATCTTTTACTGCTGCTCATAAAAAAGCTCAACGAATGGTAGGAAAATAAAATGGCTAAACTTTGTGCTAGAGGTAAAGCTGCTGCTAAGCGTAAGTTTAAAGTATACCCATCAGCGTATGCCAATATGTACGCTGCTGGTGTATGTTCAGGTAGAATAAAACCTAAGAAGAAAAAGAAAAGATAATGTCAAAAGGTTTACGATCATGGGTCAGAGCCAACTGGGTAGATATTGCTAACCCAAAGAAAGGTGGTGGCTTTCCTAAGTGTGGTCGTAGTGGTGGTGAGAAAAGAAGAAACTATCCTAAGTGTGTACCCGCATCAAAAGCTAGAGCTATGTCACCAAGTCAAAGACGAGCTGCTGTGTCAAGAAAACAATCTGCTGAAAGAAGAAGTCGTAAAGGTAAAAGACCTAACTATGCTAGGACTTAGCAAGTTCTTTCTTTATCATCTCGTAGTCTTTCCAAATAAATTCTAAAGGTTTCCACATACCTGATTGTTTTACTTTCTGTCGTCTGTAGTGGATGATCGTTGAATGATCATAGTTAAAAAACATTCCTAACTTGGGTGTAGAGATTTGGAAATGTTCTAATATATAATTTATAATGACAGCTCTTGGCTTCACCATGTAAGCTAATCTTCTTCTGCTCATCACATCTTGAGTAGTAACATTAAAATGTTTTGCAACTATAAATAAAATTTTATTAAATGTATCATAGCCAACAGGATGTTTATACTCGACTTCTTTTTTTATTCTGTCTCTATCTTCTTTCATCTTTAGTTTGTCAGCTAGTGCTTGACTTTTAAAAACTAAATGTGTCTCGGCTAGTCGGTAGCCATTCTTAAATCCTGTTCTATATATCTGTAGTTCTCTTGGTGATAGTTCTCTAAACATGATAGCCTTCATGCCTAGCTTAATTTGTTTTTTTTTCTTTTCTATTATTTCAAAGTGCATAGCTTCCCTTAGTTGTTCTCACAACTCTTTGTTGTTTTTTTATTTAATAAGAGCTAGGCTCTCATTAGTTTGTCTGTAAGATCAACAACTTTTAAATGAAGGTTATAACTTTCTGCCTTCAATTTATTAGCTCTCTGCAAACATCTGACATACAATTTACTTTTCCTTCTTTGTAAGTCCCTCGTCTCTTGCAGGTTCTTCTTGATCTCTACCATTTGGTTCTCGACCATTTTCCTCCTTCACTTTTGTAAAGTCAAATTTAATATTATTAACTTTTACTTCTACAAACTCACCTTTACTTTGTGGGTCAGCAGCCTTCTCAACGTCATCAAACTTTTCTATATAAGTAAAGTTTGCTTCGCCATTTCGGTATCTTATATATGTTTTTTCCTTTTTGTCAATCATAGTCTCTTTCGATTGCCATTTCTATATAATGAATAGCCTTTTGCAAGTCTTGTTTTTTCCCTCGTTTTGAATGCCTACACAAATATTTAATAGCATTGCCTTCGGCAAACGGAATGTTGTTCTTGTTTATAAATTCTGCTGGTTGAATAGGCATGGAATAATGATCACCGCCTATTTGTTTTTTATACACACTATTATTTAGATTTTCGTGGTGTTTTAAATCATTAGAAAAATCAGTCATAATTATAAAGCCACGAGACAAGGAAAAACAACTCGAAAGGAAGCCAAGGGGATGGCTAAAACCTCGTCTCGTAGCGATTGAGCTATGCTCTATTACCTTCTACCATAAGTTCCAGTTCTTTGAAAAGGTTTTTTATACCCACCAAATTGCTGTGGCTTACCCCCACTACCTGATGATGCTTGTGTATCATTTTGTTTTAAAGATACATTGATACCACCAGTAGGTTGTCCGTCATCTGTGTCTAAACTCCAACCCGCTTGGTTGAACCAGCCATTAGTTCCCTCAGGAATATTGACTCCGATCTTCCAATTCTTGTCAGGTCTCTCTTCGTTCTTAGGTGCTTCAAACAATGGAGTATTATCTCCTTGTTCTTTCTTCATCTTCAAAACATCCAAGATAGTTTGTTTCAACACTGGATGCGTTGGTACTAGCTTAATATTAATATTAGGCATTTGTTCTCCTATTAAGTTCATCCCCTTTTGTCTCCAAGAGATCACTTATCTCCTTGTACAAAACAGGACTTTTATTTTTAAGTGCAGTTTCAAGATATGGATCAACATTTTTTTTGACCATTCTATATTCATAGATGTTTGTACATCCTTGAATATCAGACTTAATCTCCTGCACGTCTTTGTTTACATGAGCAGTATCACCGCCATGTTTCGGACCACTTTTCTTTTGTGGAATTTTGTTATTAAATTTTTCTTTCATGGTTTCAACATACTTACTGTTGTCGAACATACCTAGAAATACATCAGCACTCATACCTAAATGACTGAACGCTTTTGTCATAGCATCTGTCATAGCTTTCTTTGGTGCTTCATCATCTAGTCCACCATTCTTTTTAGATAAATTTTGTACTGAACATACTGGTCCATATTCATACCATTGTTTATCGAACCATTTTAATTTTACTTCAGCAAATACTAAACCATCAATGTATTTATATTCGACTTCATATTTCCAGCCTTTACCCACTGGTCCAAACATATTAGTCATCATTTGAATTTGGTACATTGGATCAACAGTTGTTAATTGTTTGCCACCAAATTTACTAAATGGTTTTGTATATTTAGGATTAGTTTCTTTTAACTTATCCCATAGTTTCATGTTGCTCATGCTTCTATCCCCCATAGTTGTTTGATTGTTTTTGATTGTGTACTTATTAGGTTTTTATAATGGTAGTAATGA